GTACAACAATGATAGTATCGCTTCTCTAGCTTCTAACATTTATTCTACAGACGCAGTCATTAAATCTAATTTAAAAGAAGCAGTAGCTTCCGTGCCTTACCTAGCACTTTCTAATAAAGTAGATTTAACTAGCGTAATGGATGCGACGTTCCAAGTAAGTAACCCAGGAACTATTCCTCAAAAAGATATACGTGAGTTTGTTAACAAAATCTATGAGTTTAAGAAGCCTCTTAAAACTGTTGTTCTAGAAGCCCTTAACAGTAAGTATGGTGTGAATGTACAGAGCTTGAAGTTTGTCCCTTCTTTCAAAGGATTGGCGGAAGTTCAAGGCGAAGTATTCTCCATGATAGCTGAGTCTTGTGAAGAAGGTATTTTGGCTGACGTTCTTAATGAGTTCGCGTCGTGCATGAGCCGTAAGGGTGGTGTACAAGTTCTAGATATCGCCCACACCCTTTCTAATGTTATGGAAGAAGCTAACTTTACTGTCGTTGACATTGAAGAAGACTTTCAAATGAAAAACCTAGCTG